CGCGGAAAGCGTATGGTACGCTCCCTGCCAGTGCCCCGAAACAAAGAGCTACCTCTGGCCCCAGCACACCGTGACAAACAGCAAGGGCCGCACCACGGAATGCTGGTTTGTCCGCGTTGAAATTCATATCGACGACGTGAATTTCGCATACGATATGCCCCTGCTGAACGGATCGCTGGTGGTATACGAAGATACGTTGAACCAGCTCCGCATCAATAATGCATTGGCGCGGGCGTTTGTCAAGGGTGTGGCCGTGCGCACCGGCCTGGGATTTGACCTCTGGGCGGAGGGCGATACTGACGACGGTGCAGACGATTTGAGCCGCCACAGCATCTACGCAATTAAGGAGCGCCTGGAACGGTTGCTTACGGCGAAAGAGCAGGGCGGTATGAGCCACCGCGACGTTCTGGCGGGGCTTAACATCAACGACAAGCAGCTTGCAACCATGATCGGGTGGTTCGACAGGCTGGCAAACCTGGAGAAGGCGGTGGAGCGCCTGTGATTTCCAACCACGACCGCAGCGGCTGGATAGGCGCGTCTGACACGGCCATGGTAATGGGCAATTGGGACACCGAAACGTTCCGCCGCTGGTGGGCGACAAAAATCGGAATCCGTAGGGATAGTTTCTCGACGCCTGCAATGCGGGCTGGGACAGCGTATGAGCATAAAATCCTGGACGCAATCGGCGTTAAGACTCGGGACCGGCAGATACGGCGCAGAGATTTGCGCCTCCGAGTAAACTACGACGGCGAAACAAGGGACTGCATCGCAGAAGTGAAAACGCACCAGAAAGATGCATTCCGCGTAACAAAGCCCTATTGGATGCAATGCCAAGTGGAAATGTTTGCCAGCTACGGCGCGTTCCAGAAGCGGAAATCATGCATTATCGTTGCGTACCGGGTTACGCCGGACGAGCTGTGCAACTTCTACCTTCCTATCGATGTGCACCGGCTTTCTTTCCACCGAGTGAATTACGACGCCGAATGGGTTAATACCAAGTATCTCCCACGATTGAGATACCTTGCAAAATGCCTGACATCGGGGTCCTGGCCCAAATTGGAGGATTGCCCATGATACAGGTTGATGTTTCCGCCGTCCGCTGGCAACAGGACAGCGATGGGGCGTGGCTGTGCCTGCGGGTGCAGTCCCCACAGGTGGCCATGAGCGCCTGCGACGAGTATCAGGCCGATAAAGAGCACGTCGCCCAGATCAGGCGCAAGGGCCGGAGCCTCGATGCAAACGCCTACTGCTGGGTGCTTCTGGACAAGCTGGCCGCGCACTACAACCTCCCCCGAGAAGCGATATACCAGGAGGAGATCAGGGCCATCGGCGGCGTGAGCGACGTGCTGTGCATGGTGGAGCGGGCCGCAGATGATTTTATCCGCCGCTGGACGTCGCAGGGTATCGGGTGGATGGCCGAGCAAGGCCGCAGCAAGATCCCTGGGTGCGTGAATGTGACGGTATGGTACGGCTCCAGCTCTTACGATACAGAGCAAATGAGCCGGTTGATCGACCAGATTGTATCGGACTGCGAGTCCGCCGGAATCGAGCATCTGCCGCCCCAGAAGCTGGCAGCGATGAAGCAGGAATGGGGGCGAGACGATGGGCAGTAAAGCGAAAGACCTGACGGGCCAGAGGTTTGGGATGCTCGTCGCAGTGCGCCGCAACCTACGCCGCCTATCACATGGCACGGCGAGACGCGGACCATCAGCGAGTGGGCGGCCATCACGCAAATTCCCGCAAAACTCATCCGCAGCCGGTTGGTTGCCGGATGGCCCGCAGACGAGATATTTGGCGATGGGCGGAAAACACAGCCCTGTTGGGGCTGTAAACGCGCCTGCGGTGGGTGTTCCTGGAGCCAGGGTTTTACTCCTATCCCCGGATGGGTTGCCACGGAGACGCTTGTGGACCCCAGCAAATGCGGGGGGGCATGCAAGTCCTATCAAATCGAAAAGTGCCCGGAGTTTGAGCCGGACGAACCGAGGTGAACATGGAACACAGATGTTTTATCTGCGGCAGAAACGGGGCGTATGACCCGCTGGAACGCCATCATATCTTCGGCGGGGCGTACCGCTCCAAGAGCGAGAGATACGGCGCGGTGGTGTGGCTCTGCGGGGACAGGTGCCACAAGACCGGGAAGTCCGCCGTGCACCGGAACGGCGACCAGATGCGCCGATTGCGTCGGTACGGACAGCTGACGATCATGCAGAACGAGGGCTGGACAGAGGACGATTTCAGGCGCGAGTTTGGAAAGTCATATCTATAGGAGGTAGAGATGGAAAAGAAATTGCTGTACACAAGAAATGAGACAGCGAAACTGTTGAGCATCAGTGTTGACACGCTGGATGCCATGCGGCGCGACTGCGTTATCCAGGGCTATCGTGTGGGCCGGTGGAACCCCCGCGTCTACTTCAAGGCCAAGGATCTGGAGAAGTTTGTGGGGCGTCTGGAGGTGGCAAAATGTTGAACAACGTTGTCATCATGGGCCGGTTGACCCGGGACCCTGAACTGCGCCGCACCCAGGGCGGCACCGCCGTCACCAGCTTCACCATGGCCGTGGACCGGGACTTCAAGTCCCAGAGCGGCGAGAAGGAAACGGATTTCATCGACGTGGTGGCCTGGCGCAATACAGGTGAGTTTGCCGCGAAGTACCTTGCCAAGGGCCGCATGGCTGCCGTGGAGGGCCGCATTCAGGTCCGCGACTGGCAGGACAAAGACGGAAATCGCCGCAAGTCCGTGGAGGTGGTGGCTGATAACGTGTATTTCGCGGATTCCAAGCGGGACAGCAAACCCCAGGAGTCCCGCGACGATCAGGAATTTGACGAGATCGAAGATGGTGGCGACCTGCCGTTCTGACGGAGGTCTGCCATGCCGAATAGAATCATAAAGGAAAGCTTATGCGACTCAGAAAAAATCGCAGCTCTTTCGGATTTTGAGTTTCGGCTTTGGGTTGGATTGATTACGCAAGCGGATGATGCGGGGCGCGGAGATGCCCGCCCCGCTATCATAAAAGGACGTGTTTTCCCGTTCCGGGAGAGGTTATCCATCAAAGATATCGATGCTGCGCTCCAAGAATTGGCGGCAAAAGGCTGCGTGTCCCTCTACACAGTGGACGGGAGGCCCTACTTTTTGTTCCCCGGGTGGGTCAAGCATCAGCGTATCAGAGATTGCAAGCCGAAGTTCCCCGAGCCTCCGGAAAACACAGCTTTGCAACAATCTGCGGCGAGTCGCGGCAATCTGCGGCAAGTTGCCGCAATCTGCGGCGAGTCGCGGCAATCTGCGGCCTTAATCCAATCCGAATCCGAATCCAAATCCAATCCGAACTGCGCAAGCGCATTCGACGTGTTCTGGCAGGCGTATCCGAGGAAAACCGGGAAAGCAGCTGCGCGGAAGGCGTTCGACAAGGCGAAGCCGCCGCTGGACGTCGTTCTCAATGCCATCGAGGCCCAGAAGCACAGTGCGCAATGGAAGCGCGATAACGGCCAGTACATCCCCTATCCGGCCACATGGCTGAACCAGGGCCGGTGGGAGGACGAGGTGCAAGAGACCGAACTGCCCGCAAAGCCAGATCCTCGCTGGAAGTACAACTTCGACACCGGCGGCTGGACGCAGGAGGACTGACGCATGCTGGACTCTCTCTACCTGGAGCAAAACGTCATTGGCGCACTGCTCATCCAGCCAGAATGCTACGAAGCCGCCGCAGAGTTGTCACCGGATGACTTCCTGGTGCCGGAATACGCAGAGCTGTTCCGGGCCATCCAGCGGCGGAATGAAGCCGGGGACCCTGCGGATGCTCCGTCCGTGCTGATGGACGCATCCAGCCGCAACGACAACGTGACCAGCAAGATCATGACGGACTGCATGGACGCTGTCGTGACCACCGCCAACATCGACGTGTGGGTGTCTGGAATGCGGGACGCATCTATGGGCCGGAAGCTCAGAGACTTGGGCGAAGAACTCCGAACAGCGGATCTATCTCCGCAGGATGCACTCAGAGCGGCACAGGAAGCAGTCACGGCGATTCAGGGCGACGCGGGGGTATCAGGGGGGCTGGAAGTCTCCGATGCCGTGAAGAGCCTTAAAAATCGCGTTGACAAGGGTTTTGCTGGCGGGCCCCCACCATACGTCAAGACCGGCCTACAAGATTACGACCGGTTGCTGGGCGGGGGGCTTATCAACGGCGGGTTTCACATCGTCGCCGCACGGCCTGGAAAGGGTAAATCTGCCCTGGCTATGCAAATCGCCCTCAATGCGGCAAAACGCGGCGTGAAGGTGCTGTATATCTCCCTGGAGATGTCACCGGTCGACTGCACCAGCAGGCTGACGGCCAACATAGCGGGGATATCCTACCGGCTGCTGATGTTCGGCGGCACCCTGACAGAGGCGGAATACGCCAAGTACGCGGAAGCATCCGCCAAGCTGTCCGAGTTGCCCATCGTGTTCAACCGGCGGACGGGCATGGACATGCGGGCTGTCACGGCGCTGGCATACAAAGAACGACCGGGGCTGATCGTGCTGGACCACATCGGCCTGTTGGAGCAGGAAAACAGGAAAGCCACGCTCTACGAGAGCACCACGAAGAACAGCCGGTCGGCAAAACTGCTGGCCATGCGGATGGATATCCCACTACTGTGCTTGTGCCAGCTGAACAGAGCCGGTGCATCAGCCCGTGGCGGCGAGTTTCGGGCCACTATGGCCAACCTCCGGGAGTCCGGCGCGATCGAGCAGGACGCAGACACCGTGACGTTGCTGCACCGCCCGTGCGAGAAGGAGGACCGGGGCGAATGGGACCCGGACATGCTGGAGCTATACCTGGACAAAAACCGACGCGGCCCCACCGGGATGGTGAGGATGGCCTATTTCCCCAACACGGGCCGCATAGTGAAGTGAGGGTGACATGAAAAAGATCGTTATTCCCCTGCCCCCTGTGACAAAGAAGAACCACCCCAGGCTCATCCGTGGGCCTTACGGTGCGCCGAAGATCCTTCCATCCAGACAGTTTGTGGAATATCAGGAGTCGGCGGCATGGTACTGCCGCGCGGACAAACCGATATCGGAGCCGGTAACGGTAAAGTGTCTGTTTTACATGCCGACTCACCGGCGCGTGGACCTGACTAATCTCTTGGAAGCTATCGATGACGTACTGGTACATACCAGAGTCCTGGAAGATGACAACAGTAACATCATCGTGTCGCACGACGGGAGCCGGGTGTTGTACGACAAGGACAACCCCCGGACGGAGGTATATCAGCCGGTATGAATGACTTTGACTACGATTGCATGCAGAAAAAGCGCACCGCGCGAGGAGCGTTTGCGCATATCAGCCGAAAGCGCGGCGGGTGTACGCTGCCAAGCGACAACCTGACCGCGAAGCAAAGAAGGGAGAAAAATGGAGAAGTGAAAAGATACAACATCACCCGGCCCATGCCGTGGCCGGAATTCAAGGCACTGCCGGAGGACCTGAAACGCGAGTTCTTTCGTAACATGCAGAGCTTTGGCGGTGCCGCAAAATGGCTGGCGGATGAAATGGGCGTGGCAAGCGCGACCATAAGAGCCGCCGCAAAAGCAGCCGGGACACCGTTTGCGCGCGGAAATGGGGATTTGCTACTGTGGGGCCGGAAGGTTGCAGAGTGGGCGAACGCCGAACAGCAGACTGCCGCAGAGACTCCCGCCGAAGAACCTACGATTCAGGGGAATCCGGGAAGAGATTGATCCTGGAGCATGCCCGCATGGAGTTCAGTTTCACCGATTTTTCGGAGCTGGTGCAATTCCTGCGGATAGCGGTGCCGGAGAGCGGGAAAGTGACGGTGGAGTGGTGAGATACGAGGACTTTCTCGCCAGCAAGCGGCACATCCCGCCTCCGTGCGGGTTCGAGGTAGACAAAGCCACCATGAACGCCCACATGTTCGAGTGGCAGAAGAATATCGCTCAGTGGGCGTTGCGGAAAGGCCGCGCAGCTCTGTTTGAGGAGTGTGGGATTTCCCTGTTTGACATGATGGGAGTACGAAGTGGCAGATAATAAGCATACAAAAGGCGATCTTCAGCAGATGCAGGCCGTGCCGCTGGCCGGAAAAATCCTGATGACCAAGCGCAGAATCCGCGAATGGTATGACCACTTTGATGGACAAGTCTATGTTTCTTTCAGCGGTGGCAAGGACAGCACGGTGCTAAAGCACATCGTTGATTCCATGTACTCCGATGTTCCGGCGGTGTTCGTCAATACCGGGCTTGAATATCCAGAAATTCAGCAGTTTGTCAGAGAGGTCAAAGCTGGGAAATATGACTGCTTCAATCCAGACGTGGAAATCCTCCGCCCCGAAATGCGGTTCGATGAAGTCATCAAGAAGTACGGGTATCCAGTCGCATCCAAGCTTGTTGCGAGGTACGTCGAGACTGCAAGGCGAAACCCAGACAGCAAAAGGGCAAAATGGCTCCGTGGCGAGGAATGGACGAAATTTGTAACTGGCGGCAAATGGGCATTTTTGACAGACGCACCATTTCCCGTGTCCGATAAATGCTGCGTCGTTATGAAGCATAAGCCTGTAAATCAGTACGAGAAACGGACTGGAAGAAAGGCAATAATAGGCACAATGGCGACAGAAAGCCCAAACCGTGAACAAGCATGGCGTTCCAACGGTTGCAATGCTTTTGAAGCAAAAAGACCAACATCACAACCGCTTTCCTTCTGGACGGAACAGGATGTCTTGCATTATATCAAAGAATTCGATGTGCCTTATTGCCCGGTATACGGCGAAATCAAGATTGATGACAATCCTGAATTTGAAGGACAGATGAATTTGATTGATTATCTTGGGTGCTACGATCCGCAAGACCGACTTACCACCACAGGATGTAACCGCACGGGCTGTATGTTCTGTATGTTCGGCTGCCACTTGGAAAAAGAGCCTAACCGCTTCCAGCGTATGAAGGTCACGCATCCGAAGCAGTACGCCTATTGCATGGACAAACTGGGGCTGCGGGATGTGCTGGAGTACATCGGCGTACCGTATGAGTAAGGAGGGAAAAGAAGAATGGAGGAAACAAAATGATCTACGCCCAAGAATCCCTAATTGACGAAATCATCGTGGACAACTTCGCGGGCGGTGGTGGTGCGTCAACCGGGATTGAGCTTGCCACGGGCAGGCGGGTGGCAATCGCCATCAACCACGACCCGGACGCCATCCGGATGCACCGTACCAACCACCCATACACCGAGCATTTGCAGGCGTCCGTATGGGATGTGGACCCGGTAGCCGAGTGCCGGGGCCGTCCGGTAGGGCTGGCGTGGTTCTCGCCGGATTGCAAACACTTCTCCAAGGCCAAGGGCGCTGCACTGGTGGACCGCAAGATTCGCGGACTCGCTTGGATTACGTTGCGCTGGGCGGCAAAAGTGCGGCCCCGGGTCATCATCTTGGAAAATGTGGAGGAGTTTCAGACCTGGGGGCCTGTGCGGAAGGGCAAGCCAGTGAAGAAACTGGCGGGCACCACGTTCCGGAAATTCATCGACCAACTCACTGAGTTGGGATACACCGTAGAGTATCGGGAGCTGATCGCGGCGGACTACGGTGCGCCAACCACCCGGAAACGCTTTTACCTGATTGCCCGTTGCGACGGAAAACCCGTTGTGTGGCCGAAACCGACTCACAGCAAAACCGGCGCAGATGGATTGCCCAAGTGGCGCAGCGCGGCGGAAATCATCGACTGGAGCCTGCCCTGCCCATCGGTATTCGCATCTAAGGCAGAGATCATGGCTGAATACGGCCTGAAGGCGGTGCGTCCGCTGGCGAAAAATACCATGCGGCGGATTATTCGAGGTGTGGACAAGTTCACCATCCGCAGCGGCAAGCCGTTCATCGTACAGCAGAAATTCCAGAACGCTGCGCAGAACATCGAAAAGCCATTGACGACTGTTACGGCGGTAGGAGCGCATGAATTGTGCAAGCCGCTGCTGGCTCCCGTGACGGTGACCAACACCAGCAACAGCGTGGGGGCGACTGTCGGCGAACCGATGAACACGGTGAGAACCGGCGGAGGAGGCGGCCAAATGCTGGTGACGCCGTTCCTTGCGGAATGCAACCATTCCGGCGGCGGTCATATCGCGCCCGTGGGAGATGCATACAAGACCATCACCGCCAAGCACACGGGCGGTATCGTGGCTCCGTCCCTTATCCAGTACCATACAGAGCAGACGGAGAGTGTCCGGGCGTCCGGGCTGGGTGTGCCCATCAATACCGTGGACGCCTCCAACCGATACGGCCTGACCTGCGCCAATCTGGTGGAGTATTACACCGGCGGCAGGCCGCTGGATGTGCAAGACCCCCTGCACACCGTTACCAGCCACGACCGCGAGGCGGTGGTCGCCGCTCACATTGCCAAGTATTACGGCGGCGTGGTCGGCGAAAAGGTGGGAGAGCCTTTGCCGACGGTGACGGCCATTGACCACAATGCGGTATGTGCCGCCCATGTGGTGAAGTTTAAGGGCGACAATGTGGGAACGCCGCCTTCGGAGCCTTTGCAGACAGTGACGGCCAGTGCTGGGAAAGAGCGGGCGTGCAGCGGAGGGACATTCGCCGTGTGCAAGGCGTATCTGGCGAAGATACGCAGCGGTGACGATCTGGGCCACTGGCCCGAGATACGCGCCCTGCTGAATGAGTTCTGCGGCTATGCGTTGGCGGAGGACGAGGT